TGTTCAAAAATATCCATTTGAGCTTGATTAGCAAATAGGTTAAATTCTTGAGGAGTTATATAACCTCTTTGTTCTTTATTTGCTATTGCTAAAACTCTTTGATATACTGTATCTACGTTAACTGCCATAATTTCTTTATTTATAGTAAGTAACCACCCCATAGAGATGGTTACCTCTATAAGTGATTAATTATTTTAATCTTTTTTCTAAATTGTTGAAAACCTCTAAACCTTCATCAGTTTGAAACCAAGCGGCTAATGCCGAGTATGGGTGTTCATCAAAAGGAACATTCATAAGTTTTCTACCATTACTAGCCCAACTAAATGTTCTGTTATCAGAAGATAACTTTATAAGACCAGCTTCGGTTGCTTTAATTCCAAAATTTCTCAACTGAACGTTTTCGTCTTGGACTAAGTTAATAAATAAAGCAGGATTTTTTCTTGCGAATATTAATAAATCCCTTTTTATCTCTTTTGAAGTCATTTTAGAAACCTTGCTACCTTGTTCAACTCTTAGTATTCCTTCAGCAAATTCTATATCTAAATCTTTAGCTATTTTTAAAGCTTCGATTTCTAACTCCATGTACTCTAAATCATTACCAGCTATTTCAACCTCGTCGTGTTCTTTATACATAACACCATTTAAAGGGTGATATATTGATAATAGTTTTTGTAATGATTGTCTTCTAGCAGGAACAGATAATGCTCCATTTCTAAAAATGATATGTCCTAACGTTGAACTACCTTCTTGTTCATCTCTAATCGGAGATGGTTGGTTAGTGGCATATCTTAACTCTCTTTGATAATTTTTATCTTTATCAAACCATAGTAAAGGCTTTCTTCTAGTGTGTTTACTAGGTAAAGTCCAAACTAAGGGAGTTTCAGCTGTGGTTAAATAATAAACTCTATCTTTAACCTCCCAGTCTATACCTTTTGGTACCCCTGGTATTGTTTTTGTTTTTTCCATGATATAATATAATTAAAAAGTTTGTAAAAAATAAAAGGTGTAGGGTGCCGAAGCACCCGTACCTTTTAATTAACTATTGATTAGTCACCTTGTACCGCATCAGTAGATTTCAGTAACACAAAGTTGTTAGCTGCTTGAACACATAAACATCTCTCAGATAAGAAATGAACGTTCATCGCATCTTCGTCACTTGTGTAGTTTCCACCTACAGAACCAGTAATCCATGATTTCATTCTTCTATCGTCAGCTTCAGAAGCTCTGTATCTAACGTGTAAGAATGGTCTTTGGATATTTTTACCCATAACCTGATCGTAAACTGTTGAAGTTCCAGCAGGAACGATAACACCTTCAATGTCCTTAATCAATCCTCTAGTAGTAGAGTCGTTTAAGTATTTCCAGTCAGTTTTGTAGAAGTCATAAGAACCTCTTCTGAAACCAGAAAAACCTAGATTAAGAGCCATTTCCTCAGAATTATTGAAAACACCCCATGAAGTACCACCGGCACCATGTGAATTCTGTTGAGCAAGCATGTTGTCAATAGAAAGAGCTGTAGCTCTGTCTAAGAACATCATATTTTCTTCAATAGAACCTTGTTTGTCAAGCTCTTGTAAGATAGTATCAAACTCAGCTAAACCTTCATGAACACTTGCAGCAGTAAAGTTATACGCCATGTGGTCATCAAAATCAGCATTGTTAAATACTAAACCTCTTGAACTGATAGCAGAAAATAAACCTTCAGATCCAGTAATAGCAGTAGGTAATCCAGAAGTGTAACCAGTACCTTCTTTTTCAGCTTCAATCATTGCCATTTCTAATTGATCTTCGAATCTAATCCTTGCTTCGTGCTCAGACTTTAGATACCATAAGTATCCACTTGTTCCAGCTTCCGTAGAAACCTCAACCCAACCGATCTGAGCAGTGTCAGAACCGTTTACGCTATATTTATCTCTTAAAATAATTGGTTTATTACTATAAGAAGTAAACGTTGCGTCTTTTTTGTTACCAGCATTTTCTGATCCTTTTGCATACTCAGATCCATAAACGAATACTGAACATCCAGTAGTACCATCACCACCTATACCTGCTATTGTTGCAGCAGTATAAGGAGCAGCAGTAATATCTGTAACTACACTACCAACATTAACAGCAGATACATAACATTTTAATGTTGTACCACCCTTGCTAAGTACGATAGTATCACCAACGTTGATTAACGGCTCAGCCGCAAATCTTAGTTTGTTTTCAGAAACATCTTCAAGCTCAACGTCATCATATGCAACGTGAATTCTTCCTTGTTCTGACCATACGACTTCATCAGAAGCCATAGGCATTTCAGCACCTACCATTGACAAAAATCCAGATATAGTACGATTACCGTATCTTTCAACTTCTTTTTCATACACTTCTGGTAAGAACTGCTTTGTGAAATTAAAGTCGTTGCCTGTGATGCTAAGATAGTTTGAGCCAAATAAAGTTTTATTCGGTCTCGGAGTTAGGTGCGCTAACGCGGCACCTGAACTAGCTAATGATCCCATAATTTTTAATTTTTAAATTGTTTAACTTATTTTTTAATTCTAACTTTAAAATCAGAAACTGAGTCGCCGGGAACAGCTTTTACTGACCAACCTGGAGTAGGAATTGCATTTCCATGCTCTTGTCTAGGATCCATATTGATATTTTTAGATTTAGCCATACTATCTTTTATAGCATCAGCTTTACCTTGTTCGTAAAAATGTTTGGCAACAGCATCAGGGTTCATGGCAGTATATAAAGATTTATGATAACCACTAGCGTCATTCATAACATTATCTTTATCAAGAAACTTCTTGACGAAATTATTAATGTCACTTTGTGATTCTTTTATCTTTTCACCATTCTTAACATTAAATCTAAACTTTTTTTCACCGACATTATATTCAAAACCTTTGAATTTGTCGTTAAAAACTTGATCAGTTTTTTGTAGAAAAGTTGATTTTTGTGTTTCTGCTACTTTTTGCGTCGTTTCTAACTCTTGGTTATAACGATTGAAGAACTCAACTGCTTTCTGTTGCTCACCCGTGAGCTTTGAACCAGCTTTGATTTCTTCATAATATTTAGACTTTAACCCGTCTAAGTGGGTTTTAGCACCGGCAACTTGCTCTTTAAGTGCTAATTTCTTTCTCTTAATGTCCCTCTCCTCGTCTGCTTCTTCATCAAACGAAAATTGATCTTCCATTATAAAACTAACTTCTTCATCTGTTAAATGAGGTTTAGTTTGTTTGTAATATTCTCTTAATAAAGATATGTCATCTAAATTAGTATAATCTTGGTTTAACTTAACATATTCCTCAAGACTTCCACCAGTTTCATTCATAAAGTCTACAACTTTTTGAATATTTTCCGGTAAAGGTTCTCCTGTTTCTTTAGCTTCTTCAATAGCTTCAGTAACTTCTTCTGTTACTTCTTCTACCTTTTCTTCAACCTCTTCATTAGTTATTTCTTCTATAACAGGTATCTCCTCTTTGACATCTTCTTCTTTAACCTCCTCAACAACTTCTTCCTTTGGTTGTTCTGTTAAATCAACCTTAGCAACTTCTTCTTCAACCTCTTCTTTCTTTTCAGTGAGATCTACTTTAATAACTTCTTCTTCCTCGTTATTAACAAGTTGTTTTGGTTTTTTAGGTTTTTCTTTCATTTTCATATCTCCACCCTCTTTTTCAACTGGGGTTTCGATTTTAGCATCAACTACGACTTCACTGTCTTTAATTGTTGCTTCATTTTTTTCGACAGGTTGCTCTTTTACTTCTTCGACAACCACGTCTTGTTGTTCTTCTTTTTTAGCCATAATATAATATTATATAATTAAACAAATTATCTAGGGTCGTACATACCTAGATTTCCTAGGTCACCTAAACTATCATTACCCATAGATTCAAACTTTTTAGGTGGTTTATTGTTATTTCTTTGATCTATTAATTCAGATTGTTGACTAGCTTGTATTCTAGTCCTTTCATCTTTACGATCTTCTTTTCCTTTTTCTTTTTCTTTTACTGTTTGTAATTCCATGTTTTTTAATCTCATATTGATCATAAACTCATGGTTCATTAATTCTTTTTTGATTTGAGCTTCGTGTACTAACTTTGTTTTTTCTAACTCAGCTTTCCCTTGTTCTAATTGCATTTTAGACGCTGTTAAAGCTTGATCCTTTTGAACTTCAGCTTCTGCAGCTACTTTCTGTGCTTGAGCATTAGCATTTGCTTGAGTTTGTATATTTTTCTCTTGTTGAAGTTCATCTCTCTCTCTTTTCTTTTTCCTTCTAACTTTTAATAACTGATTAGCAAGTTTTATATTTTTAATATCTCTAAGATCTATAGCATCTTCTAAATCTATCATTTGTTGAGCTAACGCCATTTGTATATTATTTTCTAACATTTGTTTCTCTTCTTCATCAGGAGAAACATCTAAGAAAATACCAAAATCATATAAATGCATACTAGCTATATCTTCTAAAGTTCCAACGTTGTGCCCACCTATTTTTTGAATAAAAGCTGCTCTCGTTGGAGAATATTCTAATATATCAGATATTCTTAAAGATATTGCTTCAGCAACCTCAGCGGTTATATATAAACCAGAGTTTAATATATGTCTTGTAGCTGTATTACTATTAGCAGCTGCTAATTTTTGAACACCAACTAAAGCTTTAGCATCAGGTGTGCTACCATCTCTAGATTCATTTAATCCGGTTACATCTCTTATCATTTGCAGATAGTAATTGTAATTAGCTATTAAGCTTTGTATTTTATTACCTCCACTACCGCTAGTTATTTCTTGAATAGGTATCTTACCTGGATTCATATCACCTTCACTAGTCATTGATCTACCGATAACACTACCAGTTTGGAAGAACATGTTTAACGCTTCTTGTGGGTTATAATTAGTTCCATTACCTAAATCAATTTCAGCTATCCCATCAGCATCTAAATAAACACCGTCTGGAACCATTCTAGCCATTACTTGTTGTAGCTTTAAATGTGTTAATTGAATCATATCAGCGAAACCAGTTATTCTACCAACTAAAGATTCAATCTTTCCTTTGTACATTCTAGGAGCAACTAAGTTGTAATTCATTTTAACCTTAGTGTAATCACTTTTAGGTCGCATCATGTTTTTAGCGATCTCCCACTTAAGTAATTTATCTGTACCTAAAATTAAAACTCCTTCATATAAAACCTCTAACGATCTTTCAATTTTTTCAAATTGACCAGTCATTTCTTGTATAGGTGGATCAAAACTATCATCTCTTAGTATAACTTTACTTCCTCCAGTTTGAGTGTCTTTAACTTTATAAACTTCATTCATGTAAGTTTTATAATTAAAGTATAATACTTCTATAGTATTTTTATCATTATTATCATTAGACGCTGCAGTCCTATAATGCATATGCGTTTTTTGATTTGGTTGTTTTGCTATAGATGATAAATCCTCTTCAGTTAATCCAGGAAATTCTTTTTTAAGTTCGTTTATTGGTAGTGTTTTAACTTCACCTATATAATATAAATCCTCAAAATATGGTGATTCAGTATATGAATAAACAATATTAGCAGGATCAACATATTCTACCTTTATACCTTCTGATGTTGTAAATTTATCTTTAGCACAAGCAATACCTATAGTTGTTAAATCATAATACAACCTCTTTCTAGTTTCTTCAAATCTATTACCTGATAAAATAGTTGTTATAGCTTGTTCTTGTGCAATTTCTACTTCTTGCTTATAATTTAACTGCATATGAAGGTTTAATTCTTCTTCACTATCTGGTAATTTTTCAGGAGCATTTTCTTGTAATGATATACCTAATGATTCTTGTGCAAATTCTATTATCTCTCTAGTCTCTATATCTCTTAATATAGATTCCATATAATCAGTTCTCTTACTCATTCCATATGGGTCTTGAGAATATGCTTTTATATCATATGTTCTCTCAGCCATACCATTAACTACTATATCAACAAACTTAGGTATGATAGGTACAGGTTTCCAATCTAAATTAAGATAAGATAAATCACCATTGATAGATAATTCGTCTTTGTATTTCTGTATAGATTGCTCCCCTCTAGCATACAAACGTAGTTTATGGAACTCATTTTGATTGTTATAAAATCTATTAGTACCAGAATCACGTTTAAACCATTCCGATTCAATAGCTCTAGCAACTTTTAAACCATAGTCGTGACTAGCTTTTTCAGCGTCGCCTACAACTTGACTAGGAAAATAACCTTTGGTAACTGATTCTGCCATATTACTTTATTAATTTTGAATGCATGCCTTTATTTTTGTATTTAGCTATGCTTATATTTAGTTTTTCTCGTTTTACTTCCGCATTAGGTCTATATAAATGTCTATTACAAGCCATTATAGCTAAACCAGAACTTATAGCGGCATCGTATTTTGTTCTATTATTTATATCGAATTTAGCCCAATCGTTTAATGTATTGTTAAAATACATACAACCATGAGAGCCATCTTGCTTCATACCCACGTGATCCTGTATATACATTTCTATAGCAGCCGCGTGAGCTTGTTTTACATCTTCGCTTGAGTTTGGTATTCCACCAACTTCCTTTTCAGCAACAGATAGTTTATTCCATACTTTATCAGGTCTAT